CGCGTTGGTATGCCTTTATTGGCATACCACCATGACGCGCACTTTATTGTGCACGTCTTTTCGCATTTTTTCCTATTTTTGTCGATAACAAAAATCTGTATTCAACAATTTTTCTTTTAATCATTTAACACATGACTACAACTAATAATTTGCAGTTAGTGGACACTACTGCCCACACTTCAAACGCATTTTTTCCTGTTTTTGCCGATAGCAAACAACTTGTACACAACAATTTTTTACAAATTCATCATGACACAATGTCTAACTCTTTTCAACCTCTGCCCAGCCGTATGGCTGGCTCTCTTTCTTTTTCAGCTGACCTTTCTGACTCTCGAGGTGCTTCCTCGTCTGTCAGCCCGCTTTGCGACTCTTGTCGCAGACTGCCCGCCCTTCCGGACGGGTTTCTCTGCGACCCCTGTTTCACAGCTAACCTCTCCAGAGATCTCTACCAAGACTTCGCCTCCTCCGAGCCGCTTGGTCCTGAAACCTCTCCTAAAGAACTTCTCGAGGCTGAGAAGACCATTCTTTTCTCGTCTGGTAAGAAGACCCTTTTCCGTATTCGCGGGTTTGACAACTCCGGCTGGTCTCCCTCGAAGTTCACTTCGTGGTCTAATTCTCTTCTTCTTCAGGAACTTCGTCGTCCCTCTCCTGATGATCCTCTTCGTCTCTCCCCTTATCTTGACGAGCTGATGTATGAGATTTACTGCCGCACTGGGAAGTCAGACTTCCTAAGCCAGGCTGGCCGCATTTACGCGGCTTCTCGCCGCGAGTCCGATACTGGCGAGATTCCCAAGTCTCGTCAATCTTCGGGGTCACGGCGAGCAGCTACCCGTTCAAAGCAAGCTGTTTTCAATCCGCGTCCTCCTACCCGACGATCTTACGTCGAGAATCCTTACGTCGCGCCGGACCGCTCATCCTCTTTCCTTTCCGACTACATCTACGGTTTTCAGCCTCTCTTTATTGGGACTATTCCCGTCTCTACTCGAGAAGAGATGATCTCGTTGGACATCTCCGAGATTTTCCATCGTCACCGCCCCTTCTTCTTGGAGATGTTGTCATCTTCGGTTCCGCTGAGCTCTTATCAACAGCGAGTGACTCAAAAGCTGATGTCTGACGGAAACTTTCGGCACCGCATTGAGCGTTATATTCTCGCCAGGGAGTCTAAGGCGGTTGACAGTTCTTGCCAGGATTCGTCTTTCCCCCAATTGACGCCGATGCCACCTCACCGGGTTAGCGAACATTTTCCTCACGCCGTTTTCCTTGATGTTCGTGAGGCTGTCCCAGCGACCCCTCCTAGCTCCCCTTCGGAGCCCCCGTTGCCGGGTACGCCAGAGCTCACTGAGGCTGATCGCTCCCTCTTGACCCCGCGCTTCCAGTCCGGGGCCATATCCTTCAATGGCTCGATGACCCTTTACCAGGTCCAGCACCGAGCTCTCGACATGTATTGGAGGAACCGTACTCTAGACACCGTTCCCTATTGGGTTTACGACGTCTTGTATCATCCCCGCCAGGAGCTCTTATTCTATCCCGTGTTTATTCTCGGGTATCTTTTTGGTATGTATTTTGTTCTCTTTGTACACTTTATTTGGGTCCGGTGTCGTCCTCGTTTTCGTTTTCAGTCGGGCCTTCTTGAGGGGGAAGATTCCGATGATGACGACTTGCGTCTGCCCATTCCCTCGGTTCTTCCTAACCTCCATGACTCGGCCGTTATGGCCGAGCAGATGTTTGCTCTCAGCGTGACGGTGCGCCAGGTTTACCTAGCGGAGCTTGTTGCCGACAAATTGGCTGTCCTCTATCTTTACGTCCGAGGGCTCCCTTTGAAGGACCTTTACAACTGTGTTTTGGCCCACACTGTTGACTATGAGTCCCATTTCCAGAGCCCGGCTTACGACTTTGCCGAGAATCTTCTTGCTCTTCTGGGGATCTCCAACATCTTCGCTTGTTTTATGATACCGACCACTGGATTCGACTTTGTCTATGGCCGGTTTCGTGAGCTCGCCAAGAGGTCTTCTGGCGACGACTTGTTGGTCGGTTTCTGGCGGAGTTTCCGCCAGCTTCTTTCTTGCTTCTCCGAGTGCTTCAAGTCAGGGTCCCTTGACCCCCTCTTCGCTGACGGGGCATCACCTAAGGATATCCTGTTCGCCGGCGAGGCTCTTATCGCTTACAAGAATGAGATTATGGTTCAATCTCGCTCCTACCCCGGCACCAAGTACGATCTTTTGGTTTCTTCTGGTAAGATTCCTCGATATTGGAACGGACCCTTTCTTCACGCCGAGTATGTCCAGCAGGTAGAGACTACTATTTCTTCCATCGATTGTGTCTTCCCCCTACTGGCCTTAGGAGATCGCCCCCCTTTCAACGCTTTACGCGGCAGACTGACCTCTATGCTTACTAGCATGATCAATGCTAAGTCGGTCAACGGGACTCGCATTCAGCCCTATGCTTTCGTCTTGACGGGCGAGCCGGGTGCAGGCAAGTCCAATCTCATCGGCCAGATAGTATCAACAGTTGCGCGCCGCAATGGGTTTTGTGATGACCCTACCGGGGTTTATAACTGGCAGCAGGGCGTTAACTTCCAGGATGGGGCCAACTCAACTCAATGGGTCTTTGTTGCGGATGACATAGACCACAACTGCAAGATGGTTGCTCCCGGCGTTCAGAACCACGTTGACGCTATCATGACCATCTGTGACAACAAGCCGTTTCCAATTGAGTCGGCTAATGTCAATGAGAAGGGAAACAACTACGCTAGCCCGTTGATGTTCATTTATGCTACCAATTTTCCCGGCATGCGTTTGGTCGGATTTAGCCCCGAGCCTAAGGCGATCTTTCGCAGGCTACCGACTAAGCTTCACGTGCGCGCCCTCCCCCAGTACACAACCAATGGCATTATCGATGGTGCTAAGGTGGACGGTGCCATCGACATCCATGAGATCGACATTTGGGAGTTCGATCACAAGCTGGGGGATTACGTTCTTAAGGACTACAACAAGGCCCTTTCCACCTCTAAGGCTCTCCTCTACTTGTGTGATGGCTTCGCCCGCAACTTACGCTCCCAAAACAATCTCCTTAATCGGAGTGCTATAAAGTACTGCGAGACTTGCTCGCTGCCGGCCGCTAAAGGGTCATCAACTTGTGGAAACTGTTCTGGCCACTTGCAAGGTGGTGCTCCAAGCACTATGATTGGCGATGCTTCTGAAGCGGCCGCCAGTGCCCGCCGTATTGTCACAGGGTTTGAGGAGAAGCGCATAGTCGAGCGCATTGATTCCACTATGTCGAGAGTCGAGGAGGTTGTTAACGCTCCCCGCAGGGCCGTTAAAACGGTCGTCGGTGCCGCGTCGACGTTAGGCGACTTTGTGAAAGGCCATTTCCATTATGCCGCCGCGGCTACAGGGCTTATTGGTTTGCTTTTTATGCTCCAACTAACCGGGGGGACTCTCCAGGGCAGGGTCAATAACAGCATGCAGACCGCTCCCATCGACTTTGTCAAGGTCTCTGATGTTAAGCCTACCTCTGGCGAGCAATTCAAGCATGTTACTCATACCAAGGAGGAGTTGCTGACTAGGATTCGAGCCAATTTGGGGATTGTCAAGTCCAAAAATCAGTTTGTCCATTGTCTTCGCGTCGGTCTTGACGCCTTCGTCACCACGCGACATTCCATTGATGGAGACTTTGTTATGGAGTACCGCGGGGTTTCGTACCTCGTTTCCCCTCAGAAAGCCGCCGTTTCTGCCGGTAGCAAGGATATCCTGCTTTTCCATGTGCCCGGTGTCCCCGCGCAACCTCATTGTCTGAACATGTTTTGGGAAGATGTCGACACTTCTTACACCACTTTCGACGACGTTTTTTTGGTTTCTACTGAGGGAGCTATGCCTAGCACGATGAACGTCATTTACAACGAGAACATTCAGGGTTACTCTGGGTTGGGTGTCCGTTACGACATCAAGACCAAAGATGGCGATTGCGGGCTGCCTCTGGTGGCTAAGGTTGGCCAGGCCTATCGGATCGTCGGATTGCACCATCTTATCTACGACGGGGTAACTTCTTTTTTCTCGAAGGGGAACACGGCGGCGGTCGTTCTCACTCGCTCGGAACTTCGCTTGATGATGAGCCGTGTTTGTGCGACTCACCAGTCGGCTTCTATCGTGATGTCGTGCTTTCCTAATGGTTTCGCGCCCCACGAGCTAGGGTCAGAGACCAAGTCAGAACTCGCCTTGGCGATGCAGCGGGGTGCTGAGGTTGTCACTCTTGGTCACCTCCCCAAGTCTCGTTGTTTCTCCTCTTCAAAGTCCAAGTGCACCCCCTCCATCCTTTACAAGGACGTGGCACCTAGGATCAAGGAGATCACTGGGGTTGAGCACTACTGGCAGATCCCCGTCCTTAAGGGAAAGATGATAGACGGGCACTGGGAGTCCGGTTACCAGAAGATATTCCCCGGTTATATGAATCTTTATTCAGTCGACGGACTCTATGGCCCGGTCCAAGATTACTTGGAGGGTATGGAGAATTTAGACGTCACTGGCTTTGCCCCTCTTTCGCTCGACGAGTGCATCCTTGGCGTGGAGTCGTCTGTGATTTCCGGGGTGAATATGGCCACTTCGGTCGGCCCCCCCCTTGGGGGCCCAAAGAACAAGCATTTCTCCCTGGCGGGTTCTGTCTCCCCCCCCGTCAATGCCCAACTCATGGAGATCATTTCTAAAATCGAGTCAGGTTGCATTCCCTTGGTCCCGTCAGATTTGTCCTTTAAGGATGAACCGGTCAAGTATTCCAAGCAGGCCACGGCTGACATTAGGGTCATCAACTGCCTGCCAGCCGCCTTCAATCTGGTGGTTAAGCAGTACATGGCTCCCATCAAGGCTTTCATGCGATACAATCCTATGTACTTTGAGTCGATGGTGGGCATCGACATGACCAAGGATGGTGGTCAGAGGATTTGTGATCGCTTCCGGCTTATCAACCCTGACCTTGACAACGTGGTCGAGGGCGATTTTCGCAAGATGGACAAGATGATCAACGGCTCCATGTACTGGGGAATCGTGGAGGTCTTTAAGCGGATTGCCACTATCCTGGGTATGGATCCCGAAATCGTTGCCACCCTCGTCTGGGCTCAGGCGAACGTTATTTATTCCATCCAGGGGGATCTTTTCCAGATCGGCGGTTCGAATCCCTCCGGCAGCGACATCACCGTTGAGATCAATGCCGTAGCCAACTCGCTGTCGCAGCGCGCGGCTTGGTATGACCTGCACGGTAGGAAGTTTAGCCGGGACGACTATTTGGCGCGACGGGTCCCGAGCAAGCTTTTCCGGGACGAAGTTAGTTTGGTCACTTTCGGGGATGACTTCCTCGCCGCTCACGCGAGGAGAGTGGCTCTTGCCGATCTTATGGCCAAGTTTGTTCGCTACGGGATGTACGTCACCGACGGCGCCAAACTCGATGTCCCAATCTATCGCCATCTTTTCCAGTGCTCTTTCTTGAAGCGGGGTTTTTCCGGACCGCTTAATGACATTCGCTGTGGGTTGGACGTCAAGTCCATTCTTAGGATGTTGGCCATCAACAAGCCCTCGAAACTCGGCGCTAAGGAGCAAGCTGCGGTTTGTTGCGAGGAAGCCATACGCGAGGTCTTTCTGAACCGGTCTCTCAACTTCGCAGAGTGGCGCACTTGGTTGGTCCAGCTGGCGGACCAGCATAATCTTTGGGACTCTCGTTATTTGTCGCTTCACCCCTTCGACACTTATGAGGAGATGTATCAGAACAAGACCTTCACTACATGGTCTATTCCCCCAGTCGGTGAGACTTGGGAAGGGGTTAACGCACCTGACGCGTTCCTAACTCCGGAGGGAGTCGTTGTGGCCGGAGCCACTTATCATTTTCAATCAAAAATGTCTCAACAAATTCAATTCACACCCGCCGTAGGCGAGGTCCCCTCATCAACAACACAGGTCGCCGCCCTGTCTAATCTTCCGGTACTTGCCTCTAACCAGGCTACCCCCACCGACACCACGTATGGTTCCATGGTTGCCGGGGGGAATCCCAACGCAGAACTTACCCATGCGAGTGGGAACATTGTCTCCCTCACGAACCCCGTCGTTGCCGGATCGACCGGAATCACCCGTGTCGACCAGGCCATGTCAAACACCATGTTCGGTGATTTTTTGCACAGAAACGTTCTACTTGCTACCTATCGGGATATGAGCACGGACGGCGCCCTCCTCACTCCTCTCATCCCCTGGAAAACTTGGGCTGAGCATGCGACGATCACTCCCAAGCTGCGCAACTTCAACTTCATTCGTGGTTCCTTTATCGTCTCTGGCAAGTTTATTGCGCCCCCGTTGTCGTCTGGTCTTATCGTCGTGACCTTTCTCCCCACTTACGAGGGGAACAACACCGCCCCTGTGACCCTCCAGGATTGTTTGATTCTCCCTCACGTGGTCATCGATTGTTCCACGTCCTCCGATTTTGAGATGACTCTTCCTTGGATCGTGACTAGCAATTGGGGCAACTTGACCGACAATGTCTACGAGGGGTATTGGCAGATGTATACCCGCGTCCTCACGGGCGCCAAGACGTCTATTCCGGATGGTTGCGCCACGACTTGCCTCCAAATCTACGGGAGACCAGGAGACGACTTCCAACTCTCAGGGGCTCAGTTTCAATCCGGACGCCTGAAGTCGGCCCCTCATGCCGCTACTCAGCGCAAGAGTTTTAATGCTGCCAAACCCACCGTCAAGGCTTCGGGCGGTGCCGTTGCTAAGATTCAGGACGTTCAGCAGTCAGTGAACACGACCATGAAGGAAACTGTGGGCATGAAGGGCTCCGAGTTTCTCAGCGGAGTCTCCAAGTTCACTGCTATGGGGGCAGGGATCCCCGTGATCGGCGGGGCCTTGGCTGGCATTTCGGCGGCTAGCAAATTCGCCGGCACCATCGCCGATTGGTTCGGATTCACGCGTGAGACAGCCGTCGCTCAGGTTACTGACTCGAGGGTGCGAACCACTGGTAACTTGATGCATGCGGATGGCCAGGATTTTTCGGACGTTTCGTCTATTTTCTCCAGTAACCGCCTTTCGATTGATCCCGCCATCAACGGAGCTCTCTCTGAGGTCGATGAGAGCAGCTTGGCCTTCATCGGAGGTCGGTTCTCTCACATCGGCACGCTGGAGTACACGGTGGGGGCTACGGGTTTTCAGGACGCCTTCATCCCTGTCACTCCTTGTTTGGGAGCTTTCGATGTCGGCGGGGCTTTTTCGCCGACTTGCTTAGGCTATCAGGCCGCCAGGTTCACCTATTGGAGAGGTGACATGAAGTACCTTTTCTACCCCGTGCTTTCCCCGATCCACAGGGGTTCTCTTCAATTCATCTGGCAGCCCATCCCGACGGACACAGCGGTCACAAGCGATCTCACCAACGTCAGCGTTAATTCTATCGTTGATGTCGGCGCTGCTCAGCCAATTGAGGTGAGCATTGGCTATAATAACGACATGCCCCTCTGCTTCACCGACTTCTACACTCTTGACACCCCCATGAGCGAGGACGACTACTTCACTCTGAATGGGTACCTCCGGGTCCGTGCGATTGTACCCTTCACGGGTTCTGTTTGCGGTGAGGTCATCCAAATCCATGTCTTTGCCGCCTGCGGGGAGAACATGCAGCTCGCCCTCCCGACTGACCAGGCTGTCATTGAGGGGGAGATCCGCACTTGGGGAGAGGATCTTTTCCCAGTGGCCCACTACCAGTCGGGCACTGTGGGCGCGGACGGCCAGCAGCTTATTGCCGTTCAGTTGGTCCCCTCTTCCGGGGATTACCCGATTGACGAGTTGTTGGTTGGTGAGAAGATTCTCTCGCTGCGTGCACTCATGCAGAAGCCTTCGATGGTTTTCTGGGGGGTTCCCGAGCTCCCTTACCATGATAGTGGCCCAAGACTTCACATTCCGCACTCGCCCCAGTGGACTCTGGGTCCGGACATCGACTACTTGTCCTATTTTGGGTCGCAGTTTCTCTCCTTTGCTGGAGGGATTCGCTACAAGATGCAGATTATCAGGGCCCAGTCCAACGGGGGCGTTAGTAGCTACCATCTCACTCCCGGGATCTGCAACGCCATGACTGCCGGGTTTGCGATGCCCACTTCGCAGATCAACCCGAGCATGAATGACGACATGTTGGGAGTTGAGTCACTTGTTCCCTATGCTCACTCCGAGCTTTGGGTCCCGTCGGAGACCGTCCTGGTGTATGATGCTTTGGTGTGGGATGCCGAAATGGATCAAGCCGATCGATGGACCAGTTTCCGGATGTACCGCTCGGCGGGCCCGGATATGCGTCTTACCTTTTATCGAGGTCCGGGGTCGTTTCTCCTAACGCCGACCCCCAATGAGTATTGGACCGAGGTAGCGGTCGGCAACACTCCGCTTGGGAGAATGGCGGCTAGGTCCGCAGTCAGAAGAGACTCAAAAATCACGCTTGAACAGTACAGGGCACGTACTGGTCGGACAGCGTTTAAGACCCCCAAGGGGTCTTTAAAGTCCGGCTCTTAATTGAGCAGCCACTTCATCATGTGACGTGGCGAGTGCCACGTTTAACTTGACACGGTAACAGGGTTTCCAAATTTCCCCTGAGCCGAAGTGTAACATATACGACTGTGTGTGATTGTGCGAGTG